AATTAGGAAAATATAGTGGAACTAAAGCTAGAGCAGGTGAAATGTTTACTGAAATACTTAAAGGAGCACCTGCCCCAGTACGAGCAGCAATTCGTTATAATGACTTACTAAAACTTTGGTCATTAGATAAAAAACATAATTTAATAACACAAGCAGATAAAGTAAAATGGATTTATCTAAAAGATAACCCATATAAAATAGAATCATTAGCCTTTCAAGATCATGATATACCTGAAAAAATACAGGATTTTTTAGACAAATACGCTAATCGTAGAAAAGTATTTGAGTCTATATTATTAAATAAATTAGAAGGATTTTTTAGTGATTTACAATGGTCATTAGATTTAAACCCTTATAAAAATCAATTCAATTTCTTTGAGGTATAAAAATAAATAAAAAACAAAAAATATGGTAAAATCTGATAAAATTTTATACGAAGCATTAATTAAACACATCACCAACTTTAATAATTCATTAAGTGAGATTATGGGGGTAATAAAAGATGGAGGAATTGAAGAAAATAAACCAGAAATCCCTAAAAAAATATTTCAAACATTTGAACACACAAACTTCAACCCAGAATTTCAAACAATAATAAATAAGTGGAAAGAGTATAACAAAGAGTACGAATACATAATCCACAATGCAGAAGATTGTAGAGAGTTTATAAAGAAAAACTTCAATAAAGAAGTCTACGATACATACAATAAAATAAAACCAGGAGCATTCAAAGCAGATTTATGGAGATATTGTATTCTCTATGAATACGGAGGCTACTATGCAGATATAGATACATTATGTGAAGGGAACTTAGACAGGTTATCATTAAAAGGGATAGAATTTATATCTCCTATTGACCTAAATAACGATGGATTGGGGTACCATAACATATTCAACACCTTTATAGGGTGTGTGCCCAAACATCCAATACTTAAAGAATGTATAGATAGTATAGTAAAACTTGTGAAAGAAGAGAGATTGCCTTATAACATAATGAATTTTTGCGGACCTGGATGTCTAGGTATGGCAGTAAATAAATACCTGGGAAGACCCTTAGAGGCATCAATGGTAGGATTTGAAGGAATACACAATAATATAAAATTAATATATTTTGAAAAAGGTACAGAATATGTAAAAGACCTCAATGGGGATATTATATTACAAAATAAAAATGGGAATAGACGTATAAAAAGGTTATACGATCAAGAGAGAACAAAAATAAGTAATCATTTAGATTGGGGGTTATACGGATACAAAAACGTAAAGTTTGAAAGAATAATTAAAACTGATCCATTTACATTAGATAACAAAATTACAAAATTAAAAAACTACCATAATGAAACATCGGCTTCATTTAAATTATTTAAATACTGCGGGATATCAGACTGTATTAGAAGAGGGTTTAGATGGGAAGAACATAACCACAAAGTAATTAATAACTTACTTAATGAAAATTCTATAGCAGTAGAAGTTGGAGCCCATATAGGAACCTTAACTGTAAAATTAAGTAAAACTGCAAAAAAAGTATATGCTTTTGAACCAATAGATAAAACATACTCAATACTTAAAGAAAACCTAGAAATAAATAAATGTAAAAACGTAGAAACATATAAACTTGCATTAGGAGCTAAGGAGGGCTTTACAAAAGTAAAGTGGATTTCAGACAATAATGTAGGGGGAACAGGACTAGTAGGAGGACTTTTGTCAAAAGATAGTAATATAGATGAAGAAATTAAAGTAAAAGTAGTCACATTAGATTCTTTGGAACTTCCAAAAGTAGATTATATTAAAATAGATACAGAGGGGTATGAAGAACTAGTAGTAGAGGGTGCAAAAAAAACAATAGAAAGGAATATGCCAATACTAGTAATAGAGTGTTTTAATGGACCTACATTTAATAATCATATATATGATGCACCTAAAGCAACCAGTCAGGAATTACAAATACGATTTAAATACCTATTAGACCTTGGATATAAATATCAACATCTATTTTTTGAAGATTTTATATTCCTTCCTCCACGATTACAAGATAGTAAATTTGGATACGCTAAATAAATTTCGTATATTACAACTATGATAAATAAAAACCTATTACAAAGCACAATATCTAAATATTATTTAGGTGACTTACACAAATCAGTTAAATGGAGAATTAAAGATGATTCATTAACAGTTTATGCCCAAAGTGAAGGATTAGTATGTAAAACAGTATTAAATACTTTTCCTGTACAAGATAGTGATATAGGTGTATTTGATACAGATAAATTAGTTAAACTTTTATCTATCACCAATGGAGACTTATTAATGAGTTTAAGTGGTAATGGAGCATTAAAAAATGTTATGTATATTGAGGACGCTAATTTTAATTTAACCTATACACTTGCTGATCCATTAGCAATAGGAAAAACAAGTTGGGTTACAGACCCGGAATTTGATGTTGAATTAGAATTAGATGAAGAAGATATTACCCATTTAATAAAAGCAAAAGGGGCATTAGATGCTGCTAGTGTACTTGTTAAAACAACTGAAAATTTAGATGGTTCTTTAGTATGTGACTTTATGTTTAGTCCAGAAGCTATAGAAGATAATTACAGCAATAAAATATCATATCAAATTAAAGGTAAGATAAAGGAAGAGGGAATGCGTTTACCGTTTAACGCCCTTAAGTTTAGTGAAATATTAAAAAATAACAAGGATATGGACACAGCTAAAATATCCATAGCACCAAACGGGATGATGAAAATAGAATTTTCATCAGAACATATAGAAAGTATTTATTACTTATTAAGAAATGAATTAAATTAAATTAAATATTATGTATACAGACTCACAACCAAAAAATGACTGGGGTTTTATTAAAACAGATGATTTTAAAGTAAACCCGTTAGCAGCAAGAAGATTTACCGTTATAGATGATTTTTATGAAAATCCACTTGAACTAAGAGAATTTGCTCTTAAACAATGGTTTCACGATGATAGTGGATTCCTAGGATTAAGAACTAGAAAACAGTTTTTCTTTGAAGGAATAAAAGAAAAATTTGAAAATGCTTTAAGTAAAAAAATATCTAAATGGGAAGATTATGAAATGAATGCTAGATTTCAGTCCCATGAAGCTAAAATAAATACTGTATGGCATTGTGATAGTCAACAATGGGCAGCAGCAGTATATTTAAACCCAGATGCTCCTTACGAAGCAGGAACTTGTTTTTATGCTCATAAAGAAACAAGAGGTAGACATGCCAATGAAAGTGTAGGAATGTTTAACCAACATACTTTTGTAGATTCTACACCTTATGAAAAGGTAGACCAAGTAGGTAATGTTTTTAACCGATGTGTTATATGGGATGCTCGTTTACTACACGCGGCACCTACTTACTTTGGTTGGGATGTAGCATCATCAAGATTATCACAAGTATTCTTCTTTGATACTTTAGACTAGTTTTATATATGTATAACTGAATTTAATATTGGAGTTTAGGACACGCTGTTATATTCACAAATTAATAAACCGAGAGCTACGGCCTCACAAAACTAAATGATATGAGTACATTATTCAATGAACGTACACCGTTCGACTTACTATTCCGTAACCTATTCAAGGCAGACGGAGTTTTCCAACCAACAACGTTTGAAAACAAACAACCACACCCACTAGATATTTTTTATGACGATGAAGGACTTCACTTTGAAGTTGCCTGTACTGGTCTAACTAAAAAAGACATTCAACTAGAAATAGATGGAGATCTTTTAAAAATTATCTATGATAAACCAACCGAAGAAGAAGAAGATTACACAGGTTACATCTATAAAGGATTAGCTAAACGATCTTTTAACTTAGGTTATAAAGTAGCAGCTAAATTCGAACTTGAGAAGTTAGAAGCAGAAATGAAAGATGGTTTGCTTCATCTATTTATTCCAATTGCGGAATCTAAAAAAGCAAAAACAATCAAAATAAAATAAAAGTTTTACCAAAAAAGCGTGTCCTAGCGCAATATTATTCGTACATTCACGTCTAAATAAATAAGTTATATGACAACAAAAAGAAAGTCTATTAAGACTATTACCGATCCTTTACTGGAACCTTACTTTATTACTAAAGACGAGTATAGTTACACTATTAAAATGAATGTAACATCAGATGCGTCCCATTTTAGAGCTAAAGGTAAAACTAAGACTTATGAAAAGTCTTTGTATTACTATCCTACTATAGGAGCAGCTCTAATGAGAATTTCTGAATTACAGTCTAATGATAAGGATTACAATCAATTAAGTGAATACATAGAGAATTATAAACAAATAACATTAAATTTAAAACAGTACGTAGATGAAAGAGCTAAGAGCATTTTATGATGCAGTTATCGTTAAACCCATAGAAGCCGAAGAAGCAGTATATGGTAATATTATCGTTCCTGATATGGGGAAAGATACAAATACCTTTGGTGAGGTTATCGCTGTGGGTCCTGGTAGATATACTATCAGTGGAGTATTATTAGTACCACAAGTAAAAATTGGGGATAAAGTAGTACTTCCAACACAAGGTTTTACAAAATTACCCTTTGAAGGAGAAGAGTATTACATAGGCCCAGAAAACCAAGTACTAGCAAAAGTAGAAGAATCAACTAATTAACAATTAAGAAATGGAAACAAAAATTCATTACGGCAAAGATGCCAGAACAAAACTACAAACAGGGATAGATAAACTTGCAGATGCAGTTGTTGCTACTTTAGGACCTAACGGAAGAAATGTAGTAATTTTTAGAGGGGCACAAGAAGCACCTCAATCAACTAAAGATGGAGTAACAGTTGCAAAATCATTTTTATTAGATGATCCTAGTGAAGAATTAGGGGTATTGTTAATTAAACAAGCAGCAGTTAAAACCGCTGAAAAAGCAGGAGATGGTACAACAACTTCTACCTTATTAGCAAGAGAAATGATTAAAAAAGGATTATCTCATCTTGATAATGGTGAAAACGCTGTAGAAATTAAAAGACAAATTGAATCCGCAATCAAAGAAGTTACATCTGAATTAAGAAGTTCAGTATCAGAAGATATTTCATCAGAAGATCAGTTGGAACAAATTGCAACTATATCAGCAAATAATGACCCTGAAACAGGTAAATTAATTGCTCAGTCAATTGATAAAGTAGGTTTAGAAGGTGTAGTACACATTGAAGAGTCTAAAACAGGAGATACTTATCTTGAAACAGTAGAAGGTATGCAGTTTGATAGAGGTTATAAATCACCTTATTTCGTAACTGACAATAATACTATGTCTTGTACTTTAGATAATCCAGCGATTCTAATTTTAGATCAAAGGTTAAATACAGTAAAAGAATTATTACCAATATTACAAGCTGTTTCAGCACAAGGAAAATCATTATTAGTTATTGCAGAAGATATTGATAATGAAGCTCTAGCTACCTTAATTGTAAACAAAATGAGAGGTACAGTTAATGTATGTGCTGTAAAAGCACCTGATTTTGGAGATAGAAGAAAACTTGTCTTAGAAGATATTGCCAATCTAACAGGTGGTGTAGTATTTAGTAAAGATAAGGGTATGCAACTTGATAAGTTTAGTTGGGATTGGTTTGGTGAAGCAAGAATTGCAACCATTACCAAAGAACAAACAACTATTGTAGACGGTAAAGGAGATGCCGATGCAATATCAAAACGTGTTGATGAATTACAGGAACAAATCCAAAAAAGTAAAACTCCATATGAACAAGAGCAATTACAAAATCGTTTATCAAAATTTGTTGGTGGAGTAGCTATTGTACACGTAGGTGGAAGTACTGAAACTGAAATGTTAGAAAGAAAAGATAGAGTTGACGATGCATTACACGCTACAAAAGCTGCTATTGAAGAAGGTATAGTACCTGGAGGTGGAAAAGCTTTATTAGTTGCACGTGAATCTATTACCAAAGGTACTATTGGAGCACAAATTGTATATGATGCTTGTGGTATGCCTTTCGAACAAATTTTAACTAATGCTGGTATATCAAATACAGATTCTAGTATTTTAGCACGTGATATTATTAAAAATAATAATGTTTGGGAATCATATAATCTTAAAACAGAAGAAATTGAAAACTTCAAAGAAGCAGGTATTATTGACCCAACTA